CACTCGCTCTGGCAGGATGCCGAAGCCGGGCTAAACGACTTCATCGCCATCTTTGTGCCGTGGTACTGGCAGCCGGAATATCAGGCGCCGGTTAAAAAAGATTTCACGCTATCCGGCGAGGATCGTGAATACCAGCTTGCCTACGGGCTGACGCTGGAGCAAATGCAGTGGCGCGCCAACAAGATTTCCACGTATGGCGCGGGCTTTGAATGGCTGTTCGACCAGGAATACCCGGCTACCGCTGCGCTCGCTTTCAAGACCTCGACGCAGAACCCGCTGATTTCGCCAAATCTGGTCATGCAGGCGGTTCATTCGACCTACCTTGACCCGCAGGCGCCACTGATCATTGGTTGCGATCCCGCGGGCGACGGGGCGAACGATGCTGACCGCACGGCGATTGCCTTCCGTCGTGGCCGCATGGTGCAGCGCATCGAGTATCACAGCGGCCTGAATACGATGCAGATCGCCGGCAAACTGGCGGAATACGTGCGCACTTACCAGCCGGATGGCCTCTTCATCGATAAGGGCGGCCTGGGCGCTGGCATCTATGACCGGCTGCTGGAACTGAATATCAACGTCATCGGCGTGAATAGCGCAACTGCAGCCATCGACCACGAACGCTACGAGAACAAGCGGGCTGAAATGTGGTGGTTGATGCGCGAATGGTTCGAGAACCAGCCTTGCCGGCTGCCGAACAACCCGGCGCTGATTGCCGACATCACCAGCCCACAGCCGAAGGTGTCGAGCAATGGCCGAAAGTTGCTGGAGAAGAAAGAGGACATGGCCAAGCGTGGTATTCGCTCGCCTGACGGCGCGGACGCACTGGCGCTGACCTTCGCCTTTCCTGTCGCCACCCGTGGCAGCGCTGACACTGGCGGGCAACGCGATAACACGCCGGCCACGTCTGCCGGTTACTGAGGAATCCCATGCAAACCTACATCGGAACAAAGACCGTCAAGGCAGCACCCATGACGCGCGGCGATTACAACGTGCTGCGCGGCTGGGAATGCCCGGCCGACGAGAACCCGGCAGACGCTGGCTTTCTCGTCGAATACGTGGATGGCGGCAAGGCCAATCACCCGGATTTCGCCGGCTACGTCAGCTGGTCGCCGGCTGGCGTGTTCGAGCGCGCCTACAGGCTGGCGGATACCTGGCTCGACCGGCTGCGCATCGAGCGCGACGAACTGAGCGCACGACTGGACAAGCTGACGGCTTTCACCGAGTCGCCCGCCTTCAATGACGTGCCCGAGCACGATGCGGCCCTGCTGCTCGACCAGCGCAACGCCATGGCAGGCTATCTGGAAATCCTGACGGTGCGCATTGAGAGGGCTGGCCAATGAGCGCGGATGCCATCGAGGCCCAGCTGCAGGCCACTGCCAAGGCGCCGCGCATCACGCCGGATGACATCGAGGCGAATATCAAGGGCGAGCACTATTTCACTGCGGCCGATGGTATTCGCGGTGCAAACGAACTTGAGTGTGAGCAAGGCGACCCGCTGACGCTGCTGACATTCTGCGTGCTCGAACTGCGCAATGGCTTCACGGTGACGGGCGAATCGGCCTGTGCTTCGCCGGAAAACTTCAACGCCGAGATTGGCCGCCAGATTGCCCGCCAGAACGCTGTTGCGAAGGTTTGGCCGCTGATGGGCTATCAGCTGAGATCAACGCTATGGCACCAGCAGCAGCTGCTCGCCGAGCGCAATAAGGCAGGCGAAGCCATGGAGGTGCGACCGTGAGCAAGCAAGAGCAAACCTTTGAAGACGCCTGGCTCGATGGCGAGGCGCCGGCCGCACCCGAGCACGCCCGCAAGAAGAAGGCCGCCGACGACGAGCGGATGGCCGAATCGGCCGCCTTTTCGGCCTCATGGAATGAACTGAAGGACGAATAGCCACATGGAAGCTGTTTTGATGATGGAAGAAGAGCAAAAGCCGGCCGACGAGTTCGAGCACGCCGCGGCACAGGCCTTTGCCGAACCCGAGGCGCAGGAGCAAGCGGTTCAATCGGCGCTTGGTACTCGCCTCCTATCCGAGTTCGCCCAGGCAGAGGGCGACCGGCGATTGACTGAAGAGCGCTGGCTGAAGGATTTGCGGCAATACCGTGGGGTGTATGACCCCGATGTACTCGCCAAGATCGGCGTCAATCGCTCCAAGGCCTTCGTGCGCAAGACGCGCGTCAAGGTGAAGACCATCGATTCCCGCGTCGCCGACCTGCTTTTCCCGGCTGGCACGGAAAAGAACTGGGACGTTAAGCCGACGCCGAAGCCCAGCATCTCGAAAGAGCAGCGCGCCATCATCATCCAGCAGCTGAAGGCCATGCAGGCCCAGGCGGCGCAGATGGGCGGCCAGGCTGTCCCGCTCAACGATGACGCCATCGGCAAGGCGGTCGTCAATTTCGCCAAGGAATCGGCGAAGAAGATGGCGAAGACCATCGAGGATCAGCTAGTCGAATCGCGCTACAAAGAGGTGTGCATCAAAGCGGTGCATTCGGGCCACTTGTACGGCACGGGCATCATCAAAGGCCCGCTCATTGAGCGCAAGGTGCGCACGCGCTTCGTGATGGAGGGCGGCAAGTGGGTAGCGAAGAGCGAGAGCTATGTCGTGCCCTTCGTCGATTATGTGCCGCTGTGGCGATTCTATCCCGACATGAACGCCACGCAACTGAGCGAGTGCCGCTACGTCTATGAGCGACACAACATGACGGTCAGCGACCTGGCCGAACTGGCCGAGCGCAAGAGTTTCAACAAGAAGGCCATCGTCAGCTACATCAAGAGTCATCCGCATGGGCAGACAACGCCGCGCTACATCGACAACGAACTGAAGTTGATTGGCGACCGGCAGCAGAACCAGGGGCAGCAGGGGCGAGGCATGTTCGAGGTGCTGGAGCGCTGGGGCTGGCTGACCGGGCAGGACTTGCTGGACGTGGGCGTTAAGGTGCCGGCCGAACGGGTGCATGAGGCGTTTTTCTCGAACGTCTGGCTGCTGCCGAACGGGGAGGTGATCAAGGCCGTTTTGCAGCCGATCAATGGCGTGACCTGGCCCTATCACATCTACAGCTTTGACAAGGACGAAACCAGCATTTTCTGCGAAGGCCTGGCCGCGGTCATGCGCGACGACCAGACCATGCTGAATGCCGCGGTGCGCTTGATGCTGGATAACGGCGCGCTGACTTCCGGCCCCATGGTCGAGGTTACGCCTCAGTTGCTGTCGAGCTACGACAAGATTGACGAGTTGGCGCCCTGGAAGGTTTGGACTCGCAACCTGACGAACCCCGGCGCGCCGGCTATTCGCCCCATTGAGTTGCCGAGCCATCTGAACGAACTGCAGGCCATGGCCAATATGTTCGAGCAGAACACCGACGAGGTGACGGCGATCCCGCGCTACATGACCGGCGAGAATGCCACCCAAGGCGCAGCCGGCACAGCGGCAGGCATGTCGATGCTGATGGGCGCGGCAAACATCGTCATCAAGGATTTGATCACCAGCTGGGACGAGGGCATTACGCGGCCCTTCCTGCAGGCGCTGTACCGCTGGAACATGCAATTCAACCCGGACAACAGCATCAAGGGCGATTTTGACGTGCAGGCCCGCGGCGCCGCTTCGCTGGTGGCCAAGGAGGTGCGCGGCCGGCTGCTCAACGAGTTTGGGCAGATGACGGCGAACCCGCTCGATGCGCCGTTCATCAAGCGGGACGTGTTCAACCGGTTGCGCGCCGAGGCGCTGGAAATGTCCGATGTCGTCAAGACCGAGGATGAAGTGATGGCCGAGCAGCAAGGCGGCCCGGCCCAGGCCCAGATGCAGATGCAGCAGCAGCTGCAGCAGCTGGAGGTGGCGCTGAAGCAGGCCCAGGTGACGGAGATGCAGATGAAGGCCGAGCGCTCTAAGGCCGAGGCGGCCCGCATCCAGGCGGATGAAATCCTGCAGCGCGCCAAGACGATCAGCGAGCGGGTATCCGCGGCTTATGCGGCCCTGCAGGCGGGTGGCGTGGTGGCCGCTTCGCCGCACGCTGCCGAGCCGGGCGACGAAATCCTGCGCTCCGCGGGCTGGGAGGATGCAACGCCCGAGCAGAGCATTGCGCAGACCATGGCGGGCGCCCAGCCTGGCCCGGCCTTCGATGCGCCGCCGATGCAGCCGGCGACGGGATTCGCCGGGGAGCACGCCGGGATTGAAACGGAGGAGTTCGTCTGATGGCCGAGTACGGGAAGCGCGCCAACGGCACGCCAAAGGGGCGCGGTTATTTTGGCGAAATCAAGATGAAAGATGGCTCTGTGATGACCGAGCTAGGGGTGAATGAAACCGTGGATGGCGAGGACTTGCACTATCCGCTGATTCACCCCGGCATGTCGCGCGACGACCTGGATTGGTTGGCGTCTGGGAAGAAGCCGACCGGCGCCATGTATGACGCTGCACTTGGCCATGCCATGAAGCGGAGAGCGGCCGGGCGCGACCCGTTCGCTGGCGAGGATGACGAGGTGATGCCGATGCCTGAACCGGCCAAGAAGTTCGCCGATGGCGGCATGCTCGACCAGTACCGTGCGCTCAAGAAGGAATATCCGACTGCCTACACGGTGGCGGCCATTGCGCCAGTCACCGGGCAAGCGCTGGCCGTTGCCGATTACGCCGACGCGATGGATAGAGGCGACACTGGCGACGGCATCATGGCCGCAGCCTCGTTAATTCCAGGCATCAAGCTGGCAAAGCTGGGCAGCAAAATCGCACCAGCGGCGCATGAGCTTGCCATTGCCAAGACGTTCTACCCAAAGAGCGCCCGCGCGGTTCTTGCGCCAATGACGGCAAACTCAGACCGGATTGGAAAGGTTGCTGCTGCAGAGCAGCTTGGCGAATACGCCGACAATAAGGCAAGCGAGTACGCCATGCGCAAGGCCGAGCACGATGCCAAGAACCGGCAGGACAACGAGGCTTATTCAATGGCCTGGCATGACGTGGTGAAGCAATGAACGAAATCAAAGCCCATGAGCGACTGCTGGCGGCCGCGGATGACGTGCGCCAGTTCGCCGGCTGCGATGCGTCGCGCTGCTTTGCGGCCTTGCTCGAATCGCTGGTCGAGAGCTATCGCTTCGACCTTGAGAACGCCACGCCGGAAACGCTAGGCGCCACCCAGGCCAAGCTGAAACAGGTGCGTGCGCTGCTGGCAGTGGTGGCCGGCGATACAAATGCGTCGGCAAAAATTTAGCACAGCAACCAACAAGGAAAAACCAATGGCAACTCTCGAAGACCTGACCAGCAGCGAAGCTGAATTCGCTTCTGCTTTCAATGAAGACGTGCCCGAGCGCGCCGAGCTATCCGAAGACGAGGCTTTCGGCATCATGCCGTTGCAACCCAGCGAGGACGGTGCGAGCGATGGCAATTCGGCCGACCAGGGCGGCGCGGCAAAAGGTGGCGCCATGACCCTGCAACCGGCTGCCGGTGATGCGCTGCAGGCCGAGGCGGATGCTGTGGCTGGCGCTGCCGAGCCGGGCGAGCGCATCGAGGGTGATGTGGCCATGCAGGATCAGCCGAGCGAGGAAGATTTGCAGCGGCAACGCTCCTGGGAGGGGCGTTTGCGTGCCCGTGAGGCGCAGCTGGCCGCCAAGCAGGCTGAACTGGAGGCGTTGGCAGCCCAGCTGCAGGCCGGCCAGCAGCCGGTGATGCGCGCCGATGGCGGCGAAGTTGAGGATGCGCTGCACGAAGCCGGCGAGGGGGACGAGATCGAGGCAATGGAGGATGCTGCCGAGCAGCTGGAAAGCGGCAAGCCGGTCGATGCCGTCATTCAGTCACTGCGCGACGACTTCGGCGACGACTTTGTATCGGCCATTGAGTCGCTGGTGCAGGCCAAGGCGGCCGAAATCGCTGAAAGGATGGTTGGCGAGAAGGTGGGTGACGTGAATGGCGCCGTTGAGGCGCTGATTACCAACCTGCAAGACCGTGACGAGCGCGCCCATTTCAGCGCTATCGCCAAGGTGCACCCGGATTTCATGGAGGTGGCCAACGGCGAAGGCATGGGCGCTTACCTGGCCGCGCTGCCGCCGAATGAACGCGCTGCTGCCGAGTCGGTTATTGACGGCGGTTCGGCCGAGGATGTTATCGCACTCATTGATGCGGTGAAGAGTCACGGTAAGCCGCAGGCGGCGCCGCAGGATGACGAGGCCATGGCAGCCGCCGAGGGGGTGCGCTCGAACGGCCTGAAGATTCCCGAGAAGCCGGGCAAGGCAGACGACTACGAGGGCGCCTGGGCCGAATTCTGATAGCGGCGCATGCAGCGACCAGACAAGGCGCCTACGGGCGCCTTTTTTGCGCAATCCTGCTAGAAAGTCTCAGTCAGTGGTGGCCGCTACCATGTTGTAAAACAATCCATTCCGTTGAGGCGAGTTGCCTCGATGGAGCAAGACAAGCGACGCGCTGACGAAGTTGGTTGGGCTAAGGCCGAAAGCCTCCCCGTGATGACCAGCAGGCTCGGCATACGGCCCATGTGAGTCATTCGCTCCTTTCCATGAATGCCATCAATTCACGAAAGGATACCCACAATGGCAATCAATACCTTCGGCGATATTTCGCCTCGTACTGCGGCCTATGCCGAGAAGGAACTGCTGAAGCGCGGCCTGCCCTTCCTGGTGCTGGAGAAGTTCGGCCAAGCCAAGCCGTTGCCGGCCAACAACAGCAAGGTCATCAAGTTCCGCCGCTACAACCCGCTGCCGAACACCCCGGTCGCCCTGTCCGAAGGCGTGACCCCGACCAGCCAGAACCTGACCGTGACCGACGTTACGGCTACCCTGGTGCAGTATGGAGGCATCACCACGCTGACCGATGTCGTACTCGACACGCACGAAGACCCGGTACTGAACGAAGCTGTCGCCATCCTGGGCGAGCAGGCCGCTCAGATGATCGAAAAAATGCGTTTCGGCATCCTGGTCGCCGGCACCAACGTCGTTTACGCCAACGGCGCCGCCCGTAACGCAGTCAATACGACCATCTCGCTGGCCATTCAGCGCAAGTGCACCCGTGCCCTGAAGCGCCAGAATGCCCGCCCGATCACCAGCATCGTGCGCTCGACGCCGGCTTACGATACGGCCGCTGTCGCGCCGGGCTTCGTCGGCCTGATCCACCCCGACCTGGAGGGTGATGTTCGTAATCTGACTGGCTTCGTCCCGGCTGAAAAGTACGGCACGATGACCCCGTGGGAAAACGAACTGGGCAAGTGCGAGGACGTGCGCTACGTGTCCTCGACCATCTTCGAGCCGTTCGCTGATGCCGGTGGCGCCAAGGGCACCATGCTCTCCACCACGGGTACGAACGCCGACGTGTATCCCATCCTGTACCTGGCACGCGACGCCTACGGCATCGTGGCGCTCAAGGGCCAGTATGCGGCCACGCCGATGGTCGTCAATCCGAAGCCGTCCGACTCCGACCCGCTGGCCCAGCGCGGTCACGCCGGCTGGAAGGCCATGCAGACCGCCGTCATCCTACAGGATGCCTGGATGGTTCGCTGCGAGGTGGCTGCAACCGCCTAACCGCTTGGTTGCTGTGTGAAAAGGGGCGGGCCTTCGTGGCTCGCCCTTTTTTTTGACTCGTTTTGCGATGCGTTGCGCGCATGTCTCAGTCAGTGGTGGCACATGCGCCGCGCTCCGACAATCGCCAGGCAGCAATCACAACCAACCAACGAGGTTTTACATGAGCAATTCCCAATCTGTTGTTACCGACCTGTCCGACGAAGTGACCGCCTCCCCGGTCGCCGAGAAGCCCGCCAAGGCCGCCAAGGTTGCCGCCAAGGAGGTCAAGGGCGCCAACGCTGACGGCGAACTGTCCGGTAAGCGTGTCACGCTGACCATCCACCAGACCAGCGAAGAAGGCGGCGACGAGGATGTGTTCATCGGCCTGAACGGCTATGGATACAAGATCAAGCGCGGCGAGCCGTGCAGCGTGCCGGAAGAGGTGGCCAACATCATCAAAAATGCCGTGACGACGACCATTCGGCCGGGCAAAGAGGGTGGCGTGACCGAATCGAAGACGCCGCGTTTCGCCTACTCCATCTCGGGCTAATCGCCGATGGCCGCTAACGCCAGCCTGCACCCATACTGCGCGCCCGAATTGCCGGGCGTGCCGGCGCCAATGCTCGATGCCTACATCAATCGGGCCTGGTTCGACCTCGCCAAGCAATCGCTCTGCTGGAGCGAGTGGCAGAGCATTGCGCTGCGGGCTGGCGTGGCCACGTATGAGTTGGAAACGCCGAGCGATGGCGCGGCACGCATCCATCTGGTCATCACGGCGCAGCAGGGTAGCAACATCCTATCGCCGCGCGGCATCGAACAGCAACTGATGTACGACGCTGCCCAAGCGGAGCGTCGCGGTACGCCGAACGGCTATCGCCTGGAGCAGAACAAGGATTTCATCGTCTATCCGATTCCGCAGGCCGATGACATCGCCTTGCCGATTCGTGCCCTGGTGGCTTTTGTACCGGTGCTGACGGCGACGACCATTCCCGACCAGTTCGCCGAAAAGTACCTGGATACCCTGGTAGCCGGCGCCAAGGCCAAGCTGATGGCCATGGTTGGCCAGCCCTGGAGCAATCCGCAGGCCGCTGCTTACTGGAATGGCGTGTTTGATGCGGGTATCACTGATGCCGTGGTTGAGCGCATGAAGGGCGGCACGCAGGCCGCAATCACCGTTCGCCCGCGGCTTTTCATGTAAGGGGCGCGCATGGCCGTACCGTGCAATCTCGTTCTTCTGAACGTCAAGACGCTGCTCAA